CCGAGTTTTGCACTCATAGTTTGAGCAGCTGCGTCTACTGCTAAGTCTGTTTCAATTTGTGTTTTACGATATTTACCTACTTCTTTTAATAATTCAGAAAATTCGTCTGTACTTTGTTTTCCAGCCAAAGCCATTTGGTAAAGTTTGTCTTCCATTTCACCAAGTACGGTTGTTAATGGCTCAGCACCTTTATATGCGTCTTCAAACTTTTCGTGCAGTTTGTTTGTAGTCTTTGCAGTTTCGTCTAAACTATCAGATAAATTATCAAACTCTTTACTGACTTTTTCTGCATTTGTTTTAACTTCTACATCAATAATCTTTTTTTCTGCCATTGTTAAGCTTTTTAAATTTTAAATTTCTTTGTTCTTGCTTGTATATTTCCTTTAAATTATCACTTAACTTGTATTTTCCTTTTGCTATTTCTATTTCTTCACTTATTCCGTAGTGATCCGTTAATTTTAGCATTTCTATTATCTTGTCTAACATTTCTTTATGGTTGTGTTATATAAATTGTATAGTCGTTTACTGCACCATTACAATAAGTTTCTGTAACTGTTAATGCTATATTTTGTGCTGCGCTATCTTCAGTTATTACATTTTCAAAAGCTTCTGTAACTACATACTTTCTTAAAATAGGTGGTAATAAACTATTACTTTCTTCTGTTACTATTTTAGTTTGTGGTGTTGCATTTGCTGGTACACATACGCTTATTACTTGGCTACTTGTAACCGTGCTTGGTGTGATAGTTACACCAGCAGTTAATGTTGCAATATTTACAGAACAAACACCATTACCTAAAGTGATTGGAACGTCTACACAATTTGCACCTGGATTTGTTGGTACTGCAATTGGTATCCTTACTTCACGAAAATCAAGTAGTAAAGTAAAACTTACTTCACCAGTATTTAGGTTTGACTTCATTTCGTTAATTACGTAACGCTTATCTCTAATAACTACTCTATCATTTAATTCAAGCTTTGTAAGTATGCTTATTGGTAATTGTGTTTTTACACTTACAAGTCTATTTCTTACGTTAAATAAATTAAGTAGATAACTTTCGTAATACGTAGCATATAGATTGTTGTAATTTGGTGCTAAATTAAATGTACTTCTGTCAGCACTAAAATTTAAACTAAAATCTGTTTGACTATTTATATTTACTTCTTGTCCGAAAGGTAAATAGTTTGTGATAGTTTGTTCACCAGTTCCATTGTAAAATTTAACGCTTGTACTTTGATTTGTGTACATATACATTAAACAAGGTTTTGGTGTATATGGTGATAAGTTTTCGTCAAGTGCGTAAGCTACTTGTAAATCAGTACCAGTAAATTTTTGACCCATTAGATTTTCAAATGGTAATTCAATAGTAAATTCGCCACCGTCATAAGTAAAGGATTGTTCCGTGTTTCCATACTCACGATAAAATAAAGCTTTAAATTGTTTGTTTATTACACTTTCGCTTTCTTGATATTTAAAAGCTATTTTATTATACAATGGTACACGAGAAACGTCTATACTTGCTACGTCTGTATATTCTGTTATGTCATATATTTCGCCAAGTGAATACCAGTCGTCTAATGGTTCTATTTGAAAAGTATCTATGTCTGTACCATAACAAGTTAAATTAAACGCTTTTAGCACACCACTAAAAAAGTCAGCTACTTTCATTTCTGGCACTAAAGAACCAAGACTTGTATTTCCAACTATTGTTTGTGTAGCACCAGTTATAGTAAATTCATCTACATTAGCTTGAACACCTAACACACTATAAAACCAATAACAATTAGTTACTGTATCAATATTTATTTGGTTTGCTGCACGTACATATATTTCAATTTGTTCATCAAGTCCAGGTGTGTTTTGGTCTTGTATTAATTGGTACGTGTTTACGTCTGAACCTTGTATAGTATGCGAAAAAATACCGTTTCTATGTACGTCAATATAGTAAGTAGTAGAAGTGTCACTTGGTGTGATTGAAAAGTCAATAACAAAAGAAAATAAAGAAGGTGCTACACCTACACCAGGTGCAACGTCTAAATAATTATAGCTTATAATGTCATTAGTTAAGTCTACACCACTATTTGCTGGAGCAGAACCACTTGCATAAACTACACTTGCAAAATCCACTTTTTTAGCAGCAGTTACAAAGGTATTTTCTTTCGTGTTTTTCGCCCATAAGAAACATTTTGTAAACCTTTCATTTGTCAAAAAGTTACCATTAAAACTTACACCATAATGTGTAGCAATAACGTCAAACAATTTTTTAATTTTTACTGCTGGGAATAATTCTGTATAAGCAATTCTACCATTTGTTACAGTAATGTCATCTGTACCACCACCAGTATTAGTCCAATATCTTGATGAACTTATTAAAGGGTAACGTACATCATAGTCAGTTGTGTGGTCTGTGATTCTATTGTAAACTTCTGCACCAGTATATGTGTGGTCTAAGGTGCTTAGGTCTACGTCACTTAACATATCTTCAGCAAACTTATCTTTTAAGCTTGTTACATCACCATAAAAAGTTACAGAATAACTATCTACTTTTCCGTCTTTTAGATTTGCTTTTTCAAGTTGTATTTTACCAGTTCTAAATGCAGTTAAATTTAATTCAAGTCGTGCGTCTTTTCGTAAGTTTACGTCATAGCTTGAAAGTGTACCACCAGCACTTGTTGGATCGTAGAACTCTAAATCTGAATTGTACCAATGCTGAAAAACTTTATTGTTGTGCTTTGTTGCTGGGATATGAAAGCTTTGTGAGTAGTCCGTAAAAATTTTAGAAATATCACTAACATTTTGTACTGTACTATTTAAGTTTACTTGTTCATCATTAAACAAGTCAAGCATTACACCTTCAATATATATTTGTACCTTTCGCATTATATTACAGAATTAATAGCGTCAAAAGCGTAGTTAAAAGTCAATTGATAATTAGCTGGTTTTAGTTGGTTAATACCTTTTTGTTTTTGTAAGCTTTTTGTATTACACAATACTGGTAAGTCATCAATTATTATTTTTTCGCTTAACATAATTTGTTGTATAGTTTCAAAATAGCTTTCTTCTACGTTGCCAGTATTTACACTTATACTTTCTTGACCGTTATTATTAAAGCCTTTTCTTTGTCCTTGTATTGTATTGTAACTATGACTGCTTGACTGCATTAAATTAGCCGTACTTTCTTTCGTGTTTATGTTGTTGTTAGATACCTTAAAAAAGAACTCACGTTGCCAATAACCAGCTTTGTTTACAAAGTCAATATTTACTGGTGTATATTTTGGCTCACATACTGGTTTAAAGTTCCAAGTTCCTAAAAGTGTTGGTGAACCACTTGTGATACTTTGCCAAAGTTCTAACTTGTTACCGTTACCATAATAACCAGCCCAAACAGTTGGAACGTCATATATAACTGTACTACTTGCAAAAGGTGTATTAAATTGTGTAGTGCCACCAGTTACTAAATCTGTGTATCTAATACTATCTACGGTTGAAGCATTTACACCAATTATACCAGCCCTATCACTTGCTACACTTGCTGGTGTATTTGTAGCAGAATATTTATAGTAATAAGTTCCTTCTTTTAATGTAGCAAATCTTGTACTTCCTATAATGTAGTCAGCGTTTGTTGGGTTTGCACCTTCTGAATAATAACCGTAACCGTCTAAACACATATAAGAATTTGTGTCTAATAGTGTAAAGTTACCAGCAGTAGTTTCTTTGTATCTTTTAATTTGTACTAATACATATTGGTTGTTAGAACTTGCAGCAATACCACTTGTAGTAGGTAAAGTTCCAATTGCAGTTTGCCTGGTTGTAAATTCTATGTAATCTCTACAATAAGGTGACACATCATAGTACATTTTAAGGTTTGTACTTGAAGGTACTTTTTTAGTTAGTGTGTATTGTGGGTTCGCTGGTGCTGAACCAGAATAGTAAAAAAATAATTCTACTTTAGAACCAACTACACTTGATTCGTCTATTTCTATAACGTAAGGTGAACGTGCAAATATATTAGCCATAATATTGTTTAAAGTTTTCGTCTATAATTGATAGTAGTAAGTTTTCCATATCTAAACCGTACTTGTCTATTAGTTCTTGTGGTAATTGACTATAAGCTTTTTCAAATGGTTTAGTAAAAAACATTGTTGGTTTGATTCCTTTTTCAAATATACTTCGTGCTATTGCAAAGTTTAAACCTTTACGACTTTGAAATTTTCCTTTAACGTCACGTGGTGCTATTCCTTTTCTTACAGTCCATTTGTCAAATGCTTTTGGTGGTGGCATTTTATTAGTGTAAGCAAAGTTGTCTAAAGACTTACCACTTTTTGTACCTTTCACACCCCTATCTTGATAAAAGCCGTATTCATTCATTTCAAAAAATACTCTAATACTATTTGGCATTTGTTTAACATCACCTTTTATTGACTTGCTTAAATCACCACTTGTATTTTGTTTGGTTAAATTATCTTTTGCAGCTTGAACTACTTTTTGTTCAAACTCCTTTA